CAGGAAGCCCTTCTACCTTAAGATTTACCTCATCTTGAATGATTAATTTACACGATGGCATCTACCCCTCCTAAGGGACGTTTATCATTGTAGTATACTATCAAATCAACTGCATCGCAATAGACACTGGTTTTATTGCTTTTAAAATTATTTGAAAAACTAATAACACTATTAGGATACCAGCCATTTTTTAACATGAATTTTGGTAGTTTATTATTGGCAATTCCCGCTACTAGAGTTTGTTTATCTAGCTTGACATTATAGCCTAGATGAGAAATTGATGCGTTAAAATCTTTATTACTATCCCCAGCACTGTCAAATCTAAAATAAATTCCAACCTTGTTAAGATCACAATTTTTCAGTGATTTTTCCATTTTTTTGAGATTTTGTAAACACTCTTTAGAGTCGTGTCCGTTGAATACAAATAAGACAGGTAAGCGATTTAATTCGTATAATGCTGTTACCAAATCATCAAGTGAGGTAGTACTACTATTAATCCATACACGAGACGACGGTCTATTGGCCAGTGAGTTTTTCAGGGAATTTTCAGGATTTTTTGGAAAAACAGAGTATTGGAATTTCAAGCGACGATCATTTAATAATATTAAATTATCCTCTGATATACCACCAATGTCGTGATTGATTAGATTAATTATTTTTTCATTTGACAAATTAAACACGTCAAACTGATTTGAAGATTTTTCATAAATTTCTGAAATTTCTTCATAAAATTTCATCACAAGTGGGTCTATACTAAACCCCTGAGGTTTAAAGGCATTCACCACCTGATGAAGATTTTTTTCAGTTAGCGGTACACTATACTGCCTGTTATTGATCGACAGCATCTGGCCTTCAATGGTTTTGTTAAGTTCAGTGATTTGCTGTCTGAGTCGCTTATTATAGGTAAATTCCACTAAAATTCGGCCTTCGTGCTCTTTGGCTAAAAAGATTTTTCTAACCTGATCTAACACTCTGAAAGAGTGACTCCATGTTGGAGTTTCAATGGCTGTTAAATTTTCTGATAACGGATCAAAAATATGGTTACTGTTTTCTTTGAATATTTTTACCAGTAATTTTGACTGATTTTCGGTCAAAAAATGGCCAGAATTAATTTGTCTAGCAAGGCTGATTAAAACTTTTTTATCTCTGGCTGGAATTTGAGGATGTAAGGTTTCAATGCCTTGGCGAAACAGCTCTATGAGCAATGTGTCTACTGTTATCATAGTTAGATTATACTAGAGTATGGGGTAAATGTCAAGTTTTATGACTATAGGGTGGCATCTTCCATGCCAGCAACTCTAAGTTTAACAATGTTAGTTAATTGCCATTGTTTTTGATCTAATGCTTTAGTAATGCCAAGCCATTTGTTACGTAGCAAGGCAAATTCATTAATAATTTTTTCAAAGTCAACTACATCAGACTCGCCTTCAACAAATTTTTCACAATCTCTTGAAGACAGAGCCCTTTGATAGTTTTCTAAATACTTACGGAAGTGCTGACTCTTCAGACGTCTAAGTTCAATGTTCAAATATTCCAAAATTGCTTCAATTTCTTGAAGCTGACCAAATCGTTCTTCTACAGTGCCTGGCATTTGAGCAGCGGCTTTTTCGATGTTCCCCGTTATACGAGCATCTTGTCTTGCTGACTGTAGTTCTACTTCAAAATGCGCAATAGCATCCGGAATGTACGAAATATCTTTTGAAACTTTTGTGTACCATGTCATAGATTATTCATCATCTTCATAAGAGTCTAAATCTTCTTCGTCGAGTTCTTCTTCGTCACTTGTTTCATCAAGATAAAAGTCAATAGCATTGTCTAGGTCATCGTCAACGCCAGAAGCGCCGGCCATAACCTTATCGCTGACACCGTGATCTGCTAACAAATCAACATATCGTTCTGCTAATACATCAAGTACTTTTTTATCAACGTACTCTTTAAACAACATCCAAATATCACCAATATGGTTTTCATTCATTCTATGATTTCTCCAGTTTCTTCATCAATGGCAAGTTGTACTGTAGGAACTGAACGAACATCATTAAATTCAAGCATGACTTTATCAAGGCATCCATCTTCATTACGTTCCCATTCCTTACGATACAGTTTGATCTCTGTACCATCTGTAGAAACGTATTTAAGTCTGTTGCCATCTTTTGTAAGAAAACCTTTTGCCTCACACAGATCAGTAAGACCACTGTATGGACTCATGCCTGTTGCATAAGGAATCTCAACCTGAACTGATTCAAATGGCTTTGCATAACGAGTTTTCATAATCTTACAGGCTGCACGGATACCGTTAACAGTTGTAGTCTTATTACCATCAGCGTCAGTTTTCAATTTCAATTTACGCATAGCAATAACAATAGAGCTAGCATAGATGAAGCCTTGACCACCTGAGATTTTGTCATCAGGATCAAACATATCCTGGCTTGCGTATGTGTGATTAGTACACACCAATCCAACATTGTAGCTACCAAACATGTTTACACAGTTACGAACAAGACTTGTAAGTGCTTTAGGTTTACGGCCCATATCACCTTTCATTTCGCCTGCTTCAAACTGGTTAACATCTGTAGGAGTTAACAACATGCCAAGTGAGTCAATGACAAACAATACTTTAGGACGAGTTGCTTCATCCATTGTTTTGTATTCTTTCATGAATTCACTAATGGTCTTTGCCACGTCGTCGATCATAGCCATGTTAAGTTTTAACAATTTTTGTTCACTTGTATCTACGCCAAGTGCATGAAGCCATTTCTCATCAAGGGCATTTTCACTGTCAACTAACACTACATAGATGCCTTGTTTTTGAGCAGCTTTGATGAGGTTGCCAGAGCAGATATAGCTCTTGCCTGCACCTGATTCTCCTGCAAGTACTGTCACTTTACCAAGTGGCACACCTTTGTTAAAGTCTGAACTAATCAGATAATTTAGAGCATAGTTGCCTGTTGAGATCCAATCTGTAGGATCATTAAAGCCAACACCTAAGCCATCGATGCTCTTGGTTAGGGTTTTGCGGAATTTAGATAAGTCAAATGCTTTTGTTGCCATGATTAATTATCCAAGTCCATTGCGACCCACTCTTTGATCACTGCAATAAGTTCTTCTTCTGTATTGCACATGACCTTAGCGGTCTTCCATTCTTCTTTCTTATCGCGACCACTAACTTCTATCATGAAGCCGTTGTCATAACGATTAAGACTGATATTTTCATTTACTTTTGCGAGTTTGTTTAGTTTAGCCATAGTTATTCTCCTAATAGTGGCGAGAAGTACAGGGCGCAAACCCTGTACTCACTCTAACGCTTACTGCTTGTTACGATTGCGAATCATAGCAAGAATGTCTTCTGCACGACCACCGCCTGCGGCAGCTGGTGCTGTTTCTTGCTTAGGTGCTGAGAATGATTTCTCTGCTGTAGCAACTTCTTCTTCCCAAGGTGCAACATCATCTGCTACTGGAGCAGGCGCTGTCTTGGCAGCTGGTGCCGTTGCCTTAGGTGCAGAGTTAGGATCACCTGTTGCTTGGCCCATACCTGCTGGTTTGAAGTATTGTCCCCAACGATCCATATCAAATGGCTCGCCATCGACACTTGCTTCGAACATTTCTTTCATAACTTTGACTTCAACGTCAGTTGGCTTCTTAGGCAAGTAATCCTTAAGATTGAACAAGCCATGCGTTGCCAAATTAGCAGTTTCTGTACTGTCTAAAGGACGAGTACGACGGCTCCACTTTGATGTAGAGTAGTCAGCATAACCACCTTTTGAAGTTTTGATCAACTTAAAGTCAACGCCGTTGACTGGGTCAGTTGGCATGTCATCCATTTCTGGATCAAGCAATGCACCCTTGATCAATTGGAAAATCTGTGGCCCAATAATGAAACGACGGTTTGCATTTTCAGGACGATTTTCTTCTTTAAGACCATCTTCAACAACGTATCCTTGGAAGATGTAGCTACGTTTCTTCCAGTACTTACGACCCATATCTTCTAGCGCAGGGTCTTTGAACCAACCACGTACTTCTGCAAGGATTGGACAAGTTTCTCCGTACATCTCCATACAAGGAACATTGACAGTCACTGGTTTACTGTCAGTAGAACCCTTTACTCCAGCGAATGGCAGTTTAATCATTGCCCTCTCGACCCAGAAAAATGTATTGTCAGGATTTCCGTCAGGTAAAAAACGGACTGTTGATTCGGAACCTTCTTTCAAGTTCCAGAAAGGGTAAATGGAATTGTCTCCACCGGTACGTTCACCGCCACC